CAAGTCCCTGAAGTTGTAGCGGCAGAGGCCGTGTCGGAACCCGAGGCTACGGCAGCCCCGGAAACCGTAGATGCTACCCCCGAGGTAGCGGAGCCGGAGAAGACTGAACCAAAACTCTTTACACAAGATGATTTGGATAAAGTCATTGATAAAAGACTAAGGAAGGCACGTAAGAGTTGGGAAAGAGAGCAGGTGCTAAAGGCGCAATCCACCCCGGTTGAGCCAGCCGCACTGCCTAGCAGAGACGAAGACCCCGAGGCTTATGCCGAGGCTCTGGCCGAACGCAAAGCAACGGAACTCCTCGCCCGACGCGAAGCAGAGCGGGAGCAGATGGCTCTCCTAGAGGCGTATCACGAGCGTGAAGAAGCGGCGCGTGACAAGTACGACGACTTCGAGCAAGTCGCGTACAACAACTCGCTGCCGATCACGACTGTGATGGCACAGACGATTCAGGCGTCAGAATTGGGGCCAGATATAGCCTACTTTCTGGGGTCTAATCCGAAGGAAGCCGAGCGCATTTCCCGCTTACCGCAGTTCCTTCAGGCTAAGGAAATCGGGAAGATTGAGGCCAAAATGGCCGACAGTCCTGCCCCGGTTAAAAAGACTACCAGTGCGCCCCCGCCTATTAAGCCTGTCACGGCAAAAGGCACTGGCGCTCCGGTCTACGACACGACAGACCCACGGTCCATCGCGGCCATGAGTGCGTCAGAGTGGATCGAGCGCGAGCGTCAGCGACAGATTAAGCAGTGGGAAGCGCGTAACCGCTAACATCTTTTTGGAGACACTTTCGTGGCTAATACACTTCTTACAATTGATATGATTACGAGAAAGGCTCTCGAAATTCTTGAGAACAACCTTGTAATCACCCGTAACGTTAACCGCCAGTACGACGACTCATACGCTGTCGAAGGCGCCAAGATCGGCACCACGCTGCGTATCCGTCTGCCGGACCGCGCTCTTGTGACCGACGGTGCCGCCCTGCAAGTTCAGGACGACAACGAGCAGTTCACGACCTTGACGGTTGCCTCGCAGAAGCACATCGGCGTCAACTTTACGACCGCCGAAATGACGATGCAGTTGGACGACTTTGCCGAGCGCGTGCTGAAGCCGCGTATCAGCCAGTTGGCCTCCAGCATCGACGCTGACGTTGCTAACTCGTTCAACAACATCTACCAGTCGGTTGGTACTCCGGGCACGACTCCGGGCACCTCGCTCGTTCTGTTGCAGGCGCAGCAGAAGTTGAACGAAGCCGCCGCTGGCATGTCGCCCCGCTACGCCACCGTGAACCCGGCTGCTAACGCCGCGCTCGTGGAAGGCATGAAGGGCTTGTTTAACCCGGTGTCCACGATCAGCAAGCAGTTCAAGAGCGGCTTGATGGGCGAAGGCATCCTCGGTTACGACGAACTTGCCATGTCGCAGTCGATCAAGCAGTTTACGACCGGCACCCGCACGGGCGCTCACACCGTGACCACGACCGTCACCGCTCAGGGTACTTCGACCATTGCCATCACTGGCACTGGCACGCAGACTTTGAAGAAGGGCGACGTGTTCACGATTGCGAACGTGTTTGCTGTCAACCCGCAGACCCGCGAATCGACTGGTTCGCTCCAGCAGTTTGTGGTGACGGCGGACGTGACGGCTGTTGCTGGCGCTTATGCGTCTGTGTCGATCAGCCCGGCGATCTACACCTCTGGCAACGCTCTTGCCACGGTGGACTCGTTCCCGCAGTCTGGCGCGGCCGTGACGTTCTTGGGTGGCGCTTCGAGCCAATACCCGCAGAACCTCGTGTACCACCGCGACGCGATTGCGTTTGCCACGGCTGACCTCCTGCTCCCGCAGGGCGTTGACATGGCTTCGCGTCAGGTCCACAACGGTGTCTCCATGCGCGTTGTTCGTCAGTACGACATCAACAACGACCGTATGCCGTGCCGTATCGACGTGCTGTATGGCTACTCGGTGATCCGTCCGCAGATGGCTGTCCGCCTCTGGGGCTAATGGTTAAATTTAAGGAGTAACTAAAATGGCACTTCCTAATGGTTCTGGTGGATATCAGATTGGCGACGGCAACAATGGCGAGCCGTTGTTTTTCTCGCAGGTTGCCCCGCTTGCCTTGACGGCAGCCGCTACGGCGTCCCCTGCTGAACTGGTCGCGGGTCTTTTCACTTTCAACGGTACGGCTGGCAACTTGACGCTGCCGACGGTGGCTCTCCTTGAGGCCGCCTACCCGTCGATGAGCGAAAAGAACGACTCTGCGTTCGACTTCTTCGTCATCAACATTGATGCGTCGGGTTCGGATGCAATCACCGTTGCTGTCGGCACGGGTTGGACGTTGGTCGGTGCGGGTGCGGTTTCGGCGGCTTCGTCCGCCCACTTCCGTTGCCGCAAGACCGGCGTTGGCACGTGGACTGTCTACCGCATTTCGTAATGGCAACGCCCTCGGCGGGGAAACTCGCCGGGGGCACCACCTAAAGGGGTATTGATATGCCTAATACACAGGCGATTGGTGTTGCTTTTGCGGATCAGGCGATTATCAACGGCTCGCTTGACTCGGCCACGCTCGTTAATTCCAACGTGCGTAGCGGATTCAGCGCAGCGCAGCAGGGCGCAACGATTGCGACAACGGGCAACAGCGACGTGTTCGTTATTGCTCCGGTGTCGGGCGTTTTGTCGGCTGCATGGTTCTCAGGCGTTGATGCGTTGGCTGCAAGCGATACTAACTACATCACGTTTACTATCACCAACCTTGGTACGTCTGGTTCGGGCACCGCAGCGATGCTGGCGGCGACCGATGCCAACACGACTAAGACCACGGGTGGCACCGCTTTGACTGCTAATGCCCAGCGCGTTTTGTCGCTGAACGGCACGGCAGCCAATTTGGTGGTGGCAGCCGGTGATCGTCTCCGTATCCGCGCTGCGGCAACGGGTACGCTTGCCAACACTGTCACGTTCCCGGCCTACATGCTCAACTTCAGCGTTTCGTAATATGTCCAATATCTACCTTCGCCACCCCAGACATGGGGAAAAGATCGCTATCTCATGGATGGAAGCGAGGGAAGATATGGAACAAGGATGGGAGGAGTTTGACCCCTCTGATCCTGATGAGTCTGAACCCTCGGCGTCGTCAGATGTGGCGGCGCTGGGGGATTCTCAGCATAATGCGTTGAGAACGCGTCGCCGCCGTAAGGAGTAAATCATGGCTACAACTGCTGCCGATCAAATCAACGGCGCGTTGCGGCTGATCGGGCAGTTGGCCGAGGGCGAAGTCCCCTCTGCGGCCACGTCGCAGGATGCCCTCACCGCTTTGAACCAAATGCTCGACTCGTGGAGTACCGAGCGTCTGGCGGTCTACTCGACCCAAGATCAGGTCTATAACTGGCTGCCTAACGTCCGCACCATTACGATGGGACCGACCGGCACGTTTGTAGCCGAGCGTCCTATCCTGATGGACGACGCCACCTATTTCCGTGACGCCTCGACCAACGTGTCGTATGGCATCAAACTGATCAATAACGAGCAATACAACAATATTGCCGTTAAGACCGTAACCTCTACGTATCCGCAGTTGATGTGGGTCAATATGACCTACCCGGACGTGGAGATCTATATCTATCCGGTGCCGACCAAGGTGCTGGAGTTCCACTTTGTGTCGGTGCGTCCGTTGGCTACTCCTGCCGCGTTAGACACTAATTTGGCGTTCCCGCCGGGATACCTGCGGGCTTTCCGATTTAACTTGGCTTGTGAACTTGCGGCGGAGTTTGGTGTCGAACCCTCTCCGCAGGTGCAGCGCATTGCTATGACTAGCAAGCGCGACTTGAAGCGCATCAATAACCCGGATGACCTGATGGCAATGCCAGCGGCACTGCTCGTCAACCGACCGCGCTTTAACATCTTTACGGGCAACTTCTAATGAAGACGCCGATCCTCGGGTCGTCGTATGTAATCCGGTCGGTCAATGCTGCCGACAACCGGATGGTCAACCTTTACCCAGAGGTTATTCCCGAGGGTGGCAAGGAGCCTGCTTATCTGCAACGCTGCCCCGGTTTGTCTCTCAAGACAACTGTTGGGTCCGGCCCTATCCGTGGCTTGTGGTCGCTTGGTAATTACCTGTACGTCGTTTCAGGTAACGAGTTTTACAAACTCGACTCCAATTACAATTTTGTAGGTGGCGATGAACTGCTGCTAGAAGGTGGCGGCTTTATTCTGTTAGAGAATGGCAATTCCATTTCTTTAGAAAGCGGCTCTGCTTACATCGGCTTGGTGTCGGGCACTGGGCCTGTGTCTATGACTGATAACGGCACGCAGATTTTTATTGCTGCAAATCCTGACGGATACATCTACAACACAGCAACAAATGAATACCAACAAATCACTGACCCCGACTTTCCGGGCGCGGTGACGGTTGGCTACCTTGACGGTTATTTCGTATTCAATGAGCCGAACTCGCAACGTGTCTGGGTCACAAGCCTATTGGATGGCTTGTCAATTGACCCCTTGGATTTTGCAAGCGCTGAGGGTTCACCAGACGGGCTAGTATCCCTGATCATTGACCATCGAGAGGCGTGGCTATTTGGCACGAACTCCGTGGAGGTCTGGTACAACTCCGGCGATGCCGATTTTCCGCTCACCCGTATCCAAGGCGCCTATAACGAGATCGGCTGTATTGCGCCGTACTCGGTCGCCAAGATGGACAACTCCGTCTTCTGGCTAGGCGCAGACCCACGGGGTCAGGGCGTTGTATACCGAGCCAACGGCTATACAGGCGTTCGCATCTCAACCCATGCGGTTGAGTTTGCCATCCAAAGTTACGGAAACCTTGCCGACGCGGTTGGCTACACGTATCAGCAGGACGGTCACACGTTCTACGTGCTGAACTTTACTAACGCTGACACGACGTGGGTGTTTGACGCGGCTACGGGGGCGTGGCACGAACGCGCTGGATTCCGCAACGGCGACTTTAAGCGTCACCGTGGCAACTCCCATGCTCGTTTCAACGGTGATCCAATCATCGGTGATTACCAAAACGGTCGCTTGTATGCGTTTGATCTGGACGTGTACGCCGACGCTGGCGCTACGCAAAAGTGGCTGCGGTCTTGGCGTGCGCTGCCAACCGGCGGTAATGACCTCAAGCGCACTGCCCACCACTCGCTTCAAATTGATTGCGAAACGGGCGTTGGCTTAAACGGTTATGACTTGTACGACGAAGTGTATTTAGGCACCGAGTTGTTGCAAATCCTGCAAACCGAAAATGGCGAAGACATCATTTTGGACTTGAACGCCACAACAGGCGCTAACCCGCAGTTGATGCTGCGATGGTCTGATGACGGCGGTCATACGTGGAATGGCGAACGTCAGGTGTCTATGGGTCGTATTGGACAATACGGCACTCGCGCTATCTTCCGTCGCCTTGGCATGACCTTGAAGTTGCGTGACCGCGTGTATGAGATTAGCGGTACCGATCCGGTGAAAGTCGCCATCATGGGCGCCGAACTGCAACTGAGCGGTACTGCGTCGTGACCGTAAATATCACGCAAATCCCTGCCCCGCGTGTGCCGTTTATTGACGAGCGCACCGGGCTGATTTCGCGTGAGTGGTTCCGGTTCCTAAACAACCAGTACCAGTTGACGGGTGGCGGCACTACGCAAACTTCTATTGCTGACCTTGAGTTGTCGCCTTCGTTGGCGGCTAACGTTGAGGACGAAATGGCGGTTGTAAAGGGCCAGATAGACGATCTGCAAAAAGGTACGGCTCGATACGAACCGAACCCGGTCAACTACGGCGCGTTCTATTCAACAACAACTCAGACGGCAGCAGCGGCTAATACGCCGTATGCGATGACGTTTAATAACACGTCAAACAACTACGGCGTGTACATAGACCCCGCTGCGTCTTCGCACATTAAAGTCACTCGGCCCACTGTCTACAACATGCAATTCTCATTGCAATTGGACAAGACCTCGGGTGGCGTCGGGTTGTTCTGGGTGTGGATCAGGGTCAATGGCGTTGATGTCCCAAATACGGCATCTCAGGTTCGCATCCAAGGCAATAACGCTGAAGTCTTTGTGGCTGCAAACATATTTGTGCCTATGTCAAACGGAGACTATCTCCAGTTGATGTGGGCAGCCGACACCACATCTGTTCAAATTTTGGCGGAAGCCGCTACCGCAGTTCATCCCGGTATTCCGTCAGTCATCCTTACTATGACGCAGGTATCTCTATGACCGTTTATCTTTCAGCCTTTGCAGGAGCCGGGGCGCAGTTCTTCACCGACGATGGCGCAGTCCTGTCGGGCGGAAAGATCTATACCTACGCCGCTGGCACGACGACTCCGCAGACTACTTACACGTCTATTGTTGGAGTCTCTACCAACGCTAACCCCATCATTCTTGACTCTGGCGGACGGCTGCCAGAAGACATGTGGTTAAGCGAGGGCGTTAAATATCGTTTTGTTTTAACAAACTCTAATGACGTTCAAATTGGCGAGTACGACGACATTGCTGGCATCAACGACATCTCTACGGAGAGCGTCGCGTGGTCCACGATTACCGGCACGCCGACGACGCTGGCTGGCTACGGCATCACCAACGGCCTGACGACAACGGCTGCGGCAGCGACCTATGCGCCGATTGCCTCGCCGACGTTTACCGGCACGCCGCTGATCCCCGACAACGATTCGGTTAGCGCCAACTATGCGGTCGGCTATCGAGAAGCCCCGCAGGTATCTAAGACGGCTAACTATCAGTTAGTGCTGGCAGATCGCGGTAAGTCGATTCTGATGAACGGCACTAGCCTGACGCTGACTATTCCGGCTAACTCGGCGGTCGCGTTCCCAGTGGGCACCGTAATCATTATTGTCAACGTCAATACCAGCGCGTTGTCGATTTCCATTACGACCGACACCCTGACTCTGGCGAATAGCACCACGACCGGCACGCGCACGTTGGCTCGTAACGGTCTGGCTACCTGCGTCAAGATTGGCAGCACGTCTTGGCTGATCAGCGGAGCGGGATTGACCTAATGGGCGGCGCTACCTTAGCAGCGGCGATTGCAGGCACGACGGGGGGAGCCGGTGCCGGTGTATTCGACTTCTCGTCTGGGTCGGGTAGCGTCACGATTCCCACGGGAGCAACGGGCGTCACCATTGAGGTATGGGGTGCGGGCGGTGGCGGTGGCTACGGTACTGTCACCCAGATATTTGGCGAGTTCTTGTACGAGCCGCAAGAGAACCCCGGTGGCGGTGGTGGCGGCGGTGCCTACGCTAAACGAGTCATTGTGTTAACCGCGCCAGATGCCCTTAAAACTATTCTGTACACTGTTGGTGCTGCCGGTATAGGCGGCACTGTAGGCGACGCTGTGGGTGGTGCTGGCACCCAGTCTGTCGCCTACGCCGGCACTTATGCGCTAGACGAAATGATCGCCACTGGCGGCTTTGGCGGGTATGGCGGTATAGGCATATTCGGCAGCCAGCAGGGCGCTGGAGGCACGCAGACGGGCGGTACGGTGCCGCCGTCAGTGAATGGCAACGGAGGGGCTGCCTTTACCCAAACCGGCGCTACGGGCATCGTAGGCGATAATAGCCTCACGGCTGGCACTGGCGGTGATGGTGGCGACCCCGTGGAAGGCGGCGATCCGGGCAAGGACGGTCTACCCGGTCGCGTGCGAATGGTATTTACCTTTTAGGTGACACATGGCAGTTAACGTAAAAGTCCTGATCCCGGCCAAGATTGCCGAGAACACGCAAGTAACCCAATACACGGCTACGAACGTATCGGCCATTATCGACAAGTTCACGGCCACGATCTACAGCGCGGCTGCGGCTACCCTGTCGGTCAACCTCGTGACGCAGTTTGATTCGTCGGGCAACCAGAACTTGATCATTAAGGCCAAGACCCTGCTGCCCTCGGAGACGTATACGTTCCCTGAGTTGGTCGGCCATGTGCTGCAACCGGGTGGATTTATCTCCACGATTGCCGGCACTGCCTCGGCTATCAACATCCGATCCTCTGGTCGGGAAGTGTCGTGACGACAGCCGAATACTGGCTAAGGGAGAACTTTGCAGCGCTGGAGTTGCCGCCAGATGCGGTGGCTTGGCTGATTGACTTGTGGCACGTCACGCAGGTGTTTGACGACGTAGCCGATGGCGACCCAGTAGACCGTAAGTCGCTGGACGATACCGTGTGGCGCACCCTTGTGGGTATGCCTGCAAACAGTTTCTTTATGGCTCATGCAGGGCAGTTATTGCCTGCGGTGGGCACGGCCATTCTGAAGTGGAAGGCTTCGGATGACGCCGAGCGCAGCGGCTTGGCCGACGAACGGTCGTTTGTTTGGCGTGCCGCTTACTATGACTTGGTTCTTTTAGTGGTGCTGTTGTGCCAAGGCCGAGAGTCTGCTATGGAAAAAGCAGGTGCGGTAATGGCACTATACGGCGAAAGTTTTGCGACATATCGCGGGGAATTTCCTCATGGCTAATCCAGTAGTTGCTATTGCCGCATCCAGCATCGGATCGGCTGCTATCGGCAGTCGCTCGGCAAGTAAGGCAGCAAAAGCGCAAACAGATGCCGCTCGATCAGCGGAAGCATCCCAAGAGCGGATGCTTGAACGGCAGTTAGAGGAAACTCGCCCGTTTCGGGAATTGTCGCTTCAGCAACTTAATCGCTTATCGGAATTGTACGGGCCTGAAGGCATGTACACCAAGACTCCGACAATGGAAGACCTGACGATGGACCCCGGTTTTTCTTTCAGAATGTCTGAAGGAGAGAAGGCGCTTGCTCGTATGCAGTCTGCTCGCGGGCAGTTGTTTGGCGGTGGCGCAATTAAGGCCGGTGTGCGGTACGGGCAGGAGATGGGTTCGCAGGAATTCCAAAATGCTTACAACCGCTTAATGAATCAACGCGCAACCGTTACTAACGCGCTACTTGGAATTGGTGGCTATGGCCCCGCTATCGCTGGGCAAAATGTTGGCGCGATGGGAAGCGCTGGTAGCAACATCGCCAACATCCAGTTAGGTGGCGGTCAGGCTCGCGCTTCTGGCTATCTCGGTCAGGCCAACGCGCTAAACCAAGCGCTCAGTCAAGGCGCTGGTTTGTATGGGATGTATAAAGGCGGTTATTTTGGGCCGCAAAACGTAACTCCGGGCGGTGGTTCTAATCTTCAGGCCTATAACTATATGGGTCCGCGATACGGGAACGAGGCGTAACCATGGCAGTCATCGGCGCAACTCAACTTGAGCCAGTAAACATCCTTGGCTCATACGTGCAGGGCATGGAACTTGGCCGTGCCAATCGCCTAGCCCAACAGCAACAGGCAGCGCAAATGCAGGCCGCCCAGCAAGAGGCGGCCTTGCGTAACTATCTATCTACAGCAGATTTAGAGTCGCCTGAAACGCAAAACCAGTTACTTCGTTTTGGCGCTCCGGGAGCAACCCTTGCTAAAACCCTTGGCGAAATGCGTAGTGCTGATTTGACCCGCCAAAAAACCATGACGGATATAGAAGCCGCTGGATTCAAACGCGAGCGCGATTTGTTGGCTTCTGTGAACGATCAATCAACTTACGACACTTGGCGCCAAGGCGCGTTACAAACTTACAAAGGCGTGCCGGGCGCAGAGCAGTTAATTCCTGCTAAGTTTTCTCCGGAAACTAAAGAGCGCTTGCTGTTGACGGCAGATCAAATCGTTGGCCGTATGCCGATGTCGCCGGAGCAAGAAGCGCAAAAGACACGGATCGCTGCCGCTGGCGCATCTCGAACCATTATTCCTCCGGCTGAAACAGAACGCAGCAAGACGGTTGGGAAACTTGGTGGCGAGGCGTTGGTCAACGAGTTTAACGTCGCGCAAAACGCTGCTCGCGGTCTTGCAAAAGATTACGAAGCCATCAAGGTTTTGCGTGAAGGCAAACCGTCTACTGGCATCACTTCTGAAATTGAAACCTCGTTTAATCGAATTAGGTCTGCCGTTGCAAACGATCCCGAAGCAGCAGCCAAGGTTTCTGATTCTCAATACCTTGAAGCATTGCTTGGATCGGATGTGTTCCAACAGATGTCAGCACTTGGGGTTGGCGCTCGCGGCCTAGACACCCCGGCAGAACGCGAGTTCTTGCGCGAAGTAATTTCTGGTACTCGCAAGTTGGATAAGAGCACCCTTATTCGCATGGCTGAGTTGCGAGCCAAGTACAAGGAAGAACTGGTCCAAGACTACAACTCTCGAATTGAGTCTGGAGAGTTAGACAAGTTCTTTGAAGACTTTGGCAGGCCCAAGAAGCCATTTAAATTGCCTGAACGCCCGATTTCTGAAGCGCCGGTCACGGTCAATGTGCCGGGTCGCGGTCCAGTTACTTTCCCAAACAAAAAGGCGGCAGATGATTTCAAGAAGGCTGCGGGGATTAAGTAATGGCCGAAAAGTCAGACGTTACGGTTACGCGGATTGGTGACAAGCCGGTCACTGACATTGACGCACTGATTCAGCAGTACGGCGGTCAATCGGCAGAACAACCTGCCGCCGCTCAACCGGGACAAGTGGACATGATGGCGCTTATCCGTCAGTACGGCGGACAAGTTGACCAACAAGACCAGATTCCGCAACGCCAAGGTCTTGATGCGTTGGCGCAATATGCTGGCGTAGTTAACCGGGCTATTGCCCCTTATGCCACTGTAGGTATTGGCGGAACCGCTGTCGGCGGCCCAATAGCGGGTGCTGGCGCTGTTGGTACGCTTGCTTTGACCGATCTTGGGGCCACCCTAGCAAATCTTGGCTTGCAAGCAGCGGGGTCTGAAAGACGAGTTCCTGTTCCGTCCGACGTGATTCGTGGCGGATATGAAGCAGTGATGCCGGGTGTATTCCGTGAACCCGAAACAACGGGACAGCGATACACCGCAAGTGGAGCGGAAGCGGCTGCATCTGCTTTTTCGCAAGCGAATGCTTTGCGCCAACTTGCACAGACCTATGGCCCCGGCGTTGTTAAAAATGTTCTTTCAACTATGGGGCGTGATCGAGCGGCACAAACCGCCGCTGCAACTGGTGGTGCAGCGGCGCAGCAAACTATGATTGAAACGTCAGAGCCGGGGTCAATTCAGCAAAATCCGTTACTCGTGGCCGCTACTGGAGTGCTTGGAAGTATGGCGACTGGCCGTCTTGCTGCTCGCGGGCCTCAAACTGTTAAGGAAATGCTTGGCAAAGGCACTCCATCTGAGGAGCAGTTATATAAGCAAGCCAAGGCTAAATACAACGAACTTGATAACTCAGGCGTGGTGTTTTCTGGTTCTGCATACGACCGTTTGTTGTCGTCTTTAAAGAACCGCCTTGCTGATGCGGGGTATAAAGAAACCACCGCTGAAAGTGCGATTACGGCAGTCGTCAACAAGATGAATAAGTTTGCCGGAAAGAACCAAACATGGTCTGAATTGGATCGTATTAGAAGCGACATTGGCAAATCGCTTATCAAGTCGAGCGATGAGAACGTGCGTCGTCTTGGTCGAGAAATGGCCGATGAGATTGACGAGTTTGTAGACAATGCATCCCCACGCGACTTGGTTATTACCGTTGGTCCGGGTGGTGTAGCAAAAACTGGCGATGTCAAGAAATTACTTGCCGCTAGGGACGAAGGCCGTCGTCTTTGGGGTCAAGTCAGTCGCAGCGAAGAAATGTCTGAACTATTCCGCCAAGCCAAACTGGAGGCTGGCGCTACTGACATATCGCTTGACCAAGCAATCAGAAATAAGTTCTTGAGTCTTGCGAAAGCGCAAAACGGAAGAAAACTAAAACGTTTTAGCCCTGAAGAACAAGAGTTCATTTTGAACGTCAGTCAGGGCGGTGAATTTACTAAATTACTTACAGAATTTAGTGACGCTTTGAAGTTTAATCGCGGCCTTGGCGGCGGTTTGTATCTTGGCGTTGGTGGCTTGGCTACTCCTTATGCGGCTCAGTTGGGTCAGATTGACCCACTAACAGCGGTAGCCCTCGGCACTGGAATCGCTGGGGTTCGAGGCACGACTGGCGCTTTAGCAAATCGCCTTGCCACATCCCGCGCTGAAACTGCTGCTCGCGCAATGCGTGGCTTCAGGCCGCAGCCTGTAACGTCTATTGCGCTGCCAGCAGTGCAAACGGCTGTTAGCCCTAACGTCAACTTTTTGACGCAATCTGAAGTTCTTAACGCTTTGTCTGGGAGATAACCATGCTTCAAGGCGCACTCAAATCCAAGACCGTTTGGTGGAATGTCCTGCTGGCCGTTCTCGGCGGCCTTGAACTGATGGGCGGTCACATGACCGTGCTGTGGGGGCAGGAAGTGGCTGCGGCGATCCTAATGGTCGGCGCTCTGGCAAACCTCGTACTGCGGGCTGTCACCACGCAGGCGCTTTCGGAGAAGTGACGTGGATTATCAGGCGGCTTTTAACATTGCGGTGGCAGTTGCAGCAGCGTTTGGCGGTTGGACCTTGCGCTCGATTACGACGAGCCTAGAGAACCTTCAGCGCGACCACAAAGAGATGATGAATCAGTTTGTGCGCCGCGATGACTACAAGTCCGCTTTAGAGCGTATTGAGCAAATCTTGACCCGCATCTGGGATAAGTTGGACGAAAAGGCCGACAAGTGATTCCGCTGTTCCTAGCGAGGATAGCCCCGTATGCGATTATATCGGCATTCGTCATCATCTTCGGCTTCGCAGCCGGACAGTGGGTTAAAGAGCAAGGACGCAAAGAACTCAGGCCGCAAATTGAACGACTGGAGGCCGCGCTGGCTGCGGAGCGGGCTGACCGTGCGCGTGCTGAACGCGCTTC